AACTGGTCCCGCAATTGGACACCTTAACATGTATTTAGGTCACTCCGATACAGGAAAAACAACGGCATTGGTAAAAACGGCTGTTGATGCTCAAAAGAAAGGTATACTTCCTGTGTTTATTATTACAGAACAAAAATGGTCTTTTGATCATGCTAAACTTATGGGGTTTGAATGTGAGGAAGTAGTTGATGAAGAAACAGGTGAATTAACTTGGGACGGATTCTTCCTATTCAATAACAACTTCAGTTACATTGAACAGATCACAGATTATATTAACGAACTATTGGATGCACAACAAAAAGGTGAGTTAGATTATTCACTTTGTATTATGTGGGATTCAGTTGGATCAGTTCCTTGTAAAATGACTTATGAAGGTAAGGGTGGTAAACAACATAATGCCTCAACATTGGCAGATAAAATTGGTATGGGTATTAACCAAAGAATTTCAGGTTCACGTAAGTCAGATTCTAAACATGAGAATACCTTAATCATTGTTAATCAACCTTGGGTAGAATTACCTGACAATCCATTTGGACAACCAAAGATTAAAGCAAAAGGTGGTGAAGCGATTTGGTTAAACTCATCATTGGTATTCTTATTTGGTAACCAAAAAGGTGCGGGAACAACAAAGATCACGGCAACAAAAGACAAGAGAACTGTAAAGTTCGCTCAAAGAACAAAAGTGTCGGTTATGAAAAATCACATCAATGGTCTTGGATTTGAAGACGGAAGGATTATTGTGACACCACACGGATTTTTGCCAGGTAAAGATACTACTGAAGAAAAAGCATCAATAGAAAAGTATAAGAAAGAATATGCTGACTATTGGAAAGACATAATCGGAGTTGATGGTGACTTTGATTTGAAAACGGAAAAGGAAGAGGTTGAGTAGAAATCATTCAAGATTAAAGGAAGTGTCCAAAACATTATTAGTAGACGGAAATAATTTATTGAAAATTGGGTTTCACGGTGTTAGAGAATTCTATCACAATGGGAAACACGTTGGTGGTGTTTGGCACTTTCTGAATACTCTTCGTAAATTCTTAGAAGAACACAACTACGATAAGGTTGTGGTATTTTGGGATTCTAAAACCTCATCTTCACAAAGAAGATTGATTTACCCAAAGTACAAATTGAATCGGAGACCTTCCGAATCAGAACAAAAAGAAGATGCTTTCTTGGAACAAAAACAGAGGGTTAGACAATACCTCGAGGAGATGTTTGTGAGACAACTGGAGACAGAACACTCAGAAGCTGATGACTTGATAGCTTATTACTGTCAAGTGTCCTTAGATGAGACAAAAACTATATTCTCAAGTGATAGGGATTTGACCCAACTTATCTCTGAGAAAGTATCAATTTATTCACCATCCACAAAACAATATTACAAGTTGGGGGACAAGATTAAATTACATGATATTGAAGTTCCCCACTTTAATGTTAAGACCGTAAAGATACTCACTGGTGATAGTTCCGACAACATTGACGGGATCTTTTATCTTGGTGAGAAAACTTTAATTAAATTATTTCCTGAGCTACTTGAAGAGTTAATACAAATACCCTATATTTTGAGTACAAGTACTAATTTACTTAAGGAGGAAAAGGGGAACGTAGCTCTTCAGAACCTATTAAGTGGTAAAACTAAAGAAGGTATTTTTGGTGATGAATTTTTTGTAATCAACCAAAAACTTGTTGACTTAGATGAACCACTATTAAGTGATGAGGACAAAGAATTAGTTAGACTATATTATACTGAGTCGATGGATCCCGACGGAAGAGGACATAGAAATCTAATTAGAATGATGATGGATGATGGATTTTTTAAATATCTACCTAAGGGTGACGACGCTTGGGTGGGGTTTTTAAAACCATTCCTCAAACTGACAAGAAAAGAAAAACAAAAATTTAGAAACAAAAAAAATTAAACAAGCAAAATGAAAGAACAGGATATAACAAAAGTAGAATTTTTGTTAATGTGTAACGATAACATCGTAGTTCAAAGATTCTTCAACGTTAGAAACTTTAATAAGAATGCTCACAAATCGGAGGAGTTTTTCTATTACATTACAAGTCTTTGTGATGAGTTAAAGTATGATTTGAAAATGAGATCTGTGTCTTATATGTTAGACAATCAATATGAAATTTCTGAAAATCCAGACGTATTAAATACATCAATAACTGATGGACCTGAGAATTTTAACTTAATTATTAAGCTCGGAGATATGACAATTTGTCAGCGTGAGTTTAATGCTAAAGCATACCCCCCAAAGGTCAGATATACCGTAGACCTACGCCCAAAGTTAAAAAGCATACTTGCACAGCTTACTGACATTTTTTCAGGTAGAGATTTTAATTATTTTTACCCTGAATTTATCAAAAACTAATACTATTTATTTTTACTAAACGAGAGAAAACTATATGGCGACAGGTAAAAATTTTGAGTATTTAGGTAATACTTTTCAATTACAATTATTAAATCAAATTATTGCAGATAAAGATTTTTCACATTCAATTATTGATGTGATTGAGAACAATTATTTTGAAAATAAGTATTTTAAAATCATCATTCAGATGATTAGAGAGTATTACACAAAATATGACCACACACCGTCGTTTGATACGTTAGAACAAATTACAAAATCTGAATTACAACAAGAGCTAGCATCTAAAATTGTTATGGATACAATTAAGAAAATTAAAGATGCACCTATCGATGGAGTAGGTTTTGTACAAGAAAAGGCTTTGAAATTCTGTAAACAACAAGAACTACAAAAGGTGATGGGTAAGGCTCAAAAGATCATCGATGGTGGTGAGTTTGAGAACTATGACACACTTGAGGAAATGGTTAAAACCGCTCTTCAAGTTGGGGCAAAAGATACTTCTATGTTAGACGTATTCTCAAATCTTGATCAAGTCCTTGAGGACGATTACAGACATCCGGTTCCAATCGGAATACCTGGTATTGATAGATTATTGAAAGGTGGTTTGGCAAAAGGAGAAATTGGTGTTATCTTAGCCCCCACAGGGGTAGGTAAGTCAACCATTTTAACAAAGATGGCAAATCACGCATTCAACCTTGGTTTTAACGTACTTCAAATATTTTTTGAGGATAACCCAAAGGTAATTCAAAGAAAACACTTCACCCTATGGACTAAAGTTCATCCTGACGATTTGTCAGAGAAAAAAGATGAGGTAATGAAAAGAGTTAGAGAGATTGAGGAGTCGATGCCTAATAAATTGATTATGAAAAAATTACCATCGGATACTATGACGATGTTACAAATCAAAAATCAAATTAGAAAAATGGTTTCTGACGGAATTAAAATTGATATGATTGTTTTAGATTATATTGATTGTATTGTACCTGACAAAAATTTAGGTGATGAATGGAAGAGTGAAGGATCAGTAATGAGGGCTTTTGAGGCTATGTGTCACGAAATGAATCTTGTGGGATGGACCGCAACTCAAGGTAACAGATCCTCAATATCTTCAGAAGTTGTAACCACAGATCAAATGGGTGGGTCAATTAAGAAAGCACAAGTAGGTCACGTTATTATTTCAGTTGCAAAAACATTACAACAGAAAGAAATGAAATTGGCGACTATAGCAATAACTAAATCCCGAATCGGTGATGACGGTGTCGTATTTGAAAACTGTAAGTTTGATAATGCAATGATTGAAATAGACACAGAAAGTTCAATGACTTTCTTAGGTCTTGAAGAACAAAAAGAAGAAAGACAAAGACAACGAGTTAAAGAACTCTTAGAAAAGAGAAAACAACGAGAAACACAGTCAAATTAACAAATAAATAAATTTATAATAAATGGAAAAAATACTAGTAGAAAATCCTAGTCGGTTCGTCATCTTCCCTATTGAACACAATGATATTTGGGAATATTACAAACAACACCAAGCGGCTTTTTGGACGGCAGAAGAGGTGGATTTAACTAATGACATCAGAGATTGGGAAAAATTAACAGACAATGAGAAATACTTTGTTAAAAACGTATTATCATTTTTCGCGGCATCAGACGGAATTGTAAACGAAAACTTAGCGGAAAACTTTTACCGAGAAGTACAATATCCTGAGGCGAAGTTCTTTTACGGATTCCAATTGGCGATGGAAAATATTCACTCACTTATGTATTCATTATTGATTGACACATACATTAACAACCCAAAAGAAAAAGATGAGTGTTTCAATGCGATAGATAGATTACCTGCGGTTCAGAAAAAAGCTAAGTGGGCTTTAGAGTGGATTGAAAAATCGTCATTTGCGGAAAGATTAGTTGCATTTGCCGCTGTTGAAGGTATCTTTTTTTCAGGTTCGTTCTGTTCTATTTTCTGGATGAAATCAAGAGGAATCATGCAAGGTTTATGTAATGCTAACTCACTTATCTTTAAAGATGAAAACTTACATTGTGATTTTGCAATTCACTTATTAAACAATCACTTAGAGAATAAACCTTCTGAAAAACGAATAAAAGAGATTCTATTGTCAGCTCTTGAAATTGAAAAAGAGTTCATTACAGAATCACTTCCTGTTTCTTTGATCGGTATGAACTCAAACTTAATGAAACAATATCTTGAGTTTGTTGTTGATGGGTTACTAATGAAAATGGGTTGTAGTAAAGAATTTAACGTAGAACAACCATTCAAATTTATGGAACAAATTGCGGTTGAAACTAAAGGTAATTTCTTTGAATCAAGAACAATGGAATATCAGAAGGCAAAACTGAATGAAACAATAACATTTACAGACGACTTTTAAATATTAGATTATGTCATTAAAAATTATTAAACGAGGTGGTGAGGTTGTCTCATTTAATCCACAAAAGATTTACAACAGAGTAAAACGAGCTTCAAAAGGTTTGAATGTTAATTCAGACGAAATCTTTATTAAAGTTATTACTTCAGTACCAACTGAAGGTGAAGTAACCACAAAAGAACTTGACAAGTTGGTTAATGAGATTGCAGCATCTTACACAGGTAGTCATCACGACTATTCAAGATTGGCGGCATCGGTTGCAATTTCTTCATACCATAAAGAAACAAATGATAGTTTTTCACAGACTATGATGCAACTTTATGAGGATGGGATTATCAATGAAAAACTTATTGAGACCATTAAAGAATACGGTGAAGATACTATCGATGCTGTAATCAATCACGAAAATGATTACAACTTCGATTACTTCGCTTGGAGATCATTACAAGAAATGTATCTATTGAAACGACCAAATGGTAGGGTAATTGAAAGACCACAACATATGTACATGAGAGTTGCATTGTGGGTTACTTCAAACATGGCAGATGCGTTTGAATATTACAGATCTTTATCAGAACAATTGATCTCAAAAGCAACACCAATTATGATCAATTCGGGAACTAAAGTTCCTCAATTGGCGTCTTGTGTACTTCATTATAATGATGCGGATTCAAGAAAAGGTTTGTTAGATACTTTAACAGATATTTCTACATTCTCATCAGATGCCGCTGGTATTGGACTATCTATGTCTAACATTCGTAGTAAAGAAAGTAGAATTTCTAGTTCAGGTGGATATGCCGGTGGTTTATTAAAATATCTTAAGATTGTAAACGAATCACTTAGATTCTTTAATCAACAAGGTCGTAGACCAGGTTCTGCGGCTGTCTATCTTGAGCCTTGGCATAAAGATATTTTTGATCTTTTAGATATTAAAAAGAACACAGGAGCTGAAGAGTTGAGAGCTCGTGACTTATTTACCGCACTTTGGATTCCTGATAACTTTATGAGAGCGGTAAAAGAAAATACTGATTGGTATTTGTTCTGTCCTAATGATATTAAGAAGGCTGGTTTAAAACCATTACAAGAATGTTATGGTGATGAATATGAAACTGTGTTTAATACGGCTGTTCAGTTAGGTTTAGGTAAGAAAGTTAAAGCTCAAGACATTTGGAGTAAGATCGTAGAGTCTCAAGTGGAGACAGGAGTTCCATACCTTTGTTCAAAAGACAATGCCAATCGTAAAACTAATCATCAAAATATTGGTGTTATTAAACAATCAAATCTTTGTAATGAAATTTATCAATATACTGACGAGGAAACGACGGCAATTTGTACACTCTCATCTATGGTATTGAAAAACTTTATTAAATCAGGTAAGTTTGATTTTGAACTTTTATTTAATGAGGTTAGAAAAGTTGTAAGATCACTTAATAAAGTTGTGGATATCAATAACTACTCAACAGAAAAAGG